ATCGAAAGCATGAAGATTTATGGACATGATGTTTACTATCTTCCTAGAACCGTAGGTAACAAAGACGAAATTTTATATGAAGATGCTCTATCATATTTTACCCAGGCATATCCATTGGAAATGTATCTTGAAAACACAGAAGGCTTCGAAGGAGAAGGTGAGCTATTAACAAAGTTTGGCTTTGAGTTCAGGTCTACCGCAACTTTTGTTGTTGCTAGACGCCGTTGGGAAGAATCTGTTGGTAGAAATGCAGAAAATCTACAGTTACCAGAGCGTCCAGCAGAAGGCGATTTACTGTTCTTTCCTAAGACAAAGACATTCTTTCAAATCAACTACGTGGACTTTCTAAATCCTTTCTACCAGTTAGGAAAGATTTACACTTACAGAATGTCATGCCAGGTATTTGAATTTAGTTCTGAAACTATTGATACTAGTCTTGAAGAGATTGATAGTATTACCGATGGTAAAACACAGGACAATCTTGGATGGCAACTTATCATGGAGTCTGGTGATTATGTTCTATCAAATACAGGCAACTCGATTATCTTACAAGAGAGTGGCACAGCAAACGTTGACCCTCTAGACCAGACAAACGAATTTGAAGCACAAGCAGCCGGCTTTGTAGACTTTACCGCCTTCAACCCATTCGGCGAAGTTCAAGTAAGGACAGCGGCATAATGTTTTTGAAGCAGCATTTCTATCACCAGCATATTCGTAAAGCAATCATTGCTTTTGGAACGATATTCAATCAGCTAACCGTAGAACGTAAAAACTCTGCCGGTGAAGTGGCCAAATCTATTCGCGTCCCTCTCGCATATGGTCCTAAAGATAAGTTTCTGGCAAGAGTTGCCGCGGTGCCCGGTAATGACCCCGCATCGGTTGCAATCACCTTACCCAGAATTGGTTTTGAGATTACAGGCCTTCAATACAATCCGCAACAGAAATTAAATGTTCTCACGAAGAATATAGCAGTGGGTGTTGGCGATGATGCCGATAAAGTAAGAGTTCAATATACTAGCACACCGTATACCCTATCTATATCTCTCTTTATTGTAACAAAAAATCAGGATGATGGTCTTCAAATCATCGAACAGATTTTGCCATTCTTCAATCCAGATTTTTGTGTTACCATAACTGATATTCCGGAAATGGGAATCAAAAGAGACTTACAAATTATACTAGAGAATGTTTCATATGAAGACAATTATGAGGGTGAGTTTACACAAAGACAATCAATTGTATGGAATCTAACCTTTAATCTGGGTCTAAACTTCTACGGTCCAGTTGATATGCAGGGTTATATTAAAACTGCAATTGCGAATACATATGCAACTATGAATCCCGATTCTGACACCTCAGAAAAAATTAAGTATCAAGTAACCTATACGCCTAATGATGCATCCTATCTAGACGATTGGAGTTATGTGGAGCAATTTGATGAAGCCTACGAATAATCAATATGATAAACTAGATGCCATTTTTGGCACTCACATGGACGAAGTTCTAAGTTCGAAAGAAGAAAAACTACCAGTAGTGGTTGAAGAACCACTGGTGCCAGAGATTGTATCTACGGGCGATGATATCGAAGATGATTATCTGGCAGCTAGAAATAAACTAAACGATTTGATTGGTACCAGCCAAAAGGCACTTGATGGTATGTTGAATGTCGCTCTTGCAAGCGATAGTCCTCGTGCTTACGAAGTTGTTGGTCAGTTGATAAAAACAACTGGTGATGCGGCAAAAGACCTTCTTGATTTACAAGCCAAGAAAAAGAGATTGCGAGAAGAAGAACCTAAGAAACAAAATATTGATACACAGAACAATATAATCTTTTCTGGTTCCACATCCGATTTACTTAAGGCATTGAAAGCAGAGAAAGCTAAAGTGATAGAACATGAGTGAGGAATCCTCGTATCACGGTAATATTAACTTAAAGCCGATTGGTCATAAACACAACTTTACACTAGAACAACTGGCAGAAATTGAAAAGTGCCAGGAAGATCCAATTTATTTTATCGAGAATTATTGTCAGATTGTCACTCTGGACTATGGTCTCCAGTTGTTCAAGTTGTATGATTGTCAGAAGGAAAAAGTCCTTCACATCCTTGGAAATCGTAAAGCAATTCTGATGGAAGGGCGCCAGCAGGGTAAGACTATTACATCTGCAGCCTGCATTCTTTGGTATACTCTCTTCCAGGATAGTAAAACTGTGGCTATCATGGCCAACAAGACAGCCGCTGCCCGAGAAGTTATGGCTCGTTATCAGGGTATGTATGAAAACTTGCCGCTATGGATGCAGCAAGGCGTCAAGACATGGAACAAAGGTGACGTAGAACTAGAGAATGGCTCTAAGATTTTTACCGCTGCTACAACCGCATCTGGTATTCGTGGTAAGTCTGTTAACTGGCTATACATTGACGAAGCGGCAATTATTCCAAACACCGTGGCAGAACAATTCTTTGCTTCTGTTTATCCTACGATTTCGGCTGGCCAGACAACAAAGATTCTTTTGACTTCTACGCCTCTCGGCTATAATCACTTCTGGAAGTTCTGGAATGAAGCCGAAAAAGGTAACAATGGCTTTGTGCCTATGTTCATTCCTTACCACAGAATTCCAGGTAGAGATGAAGCCTGGGCAGAAGAACAGCTCCGCTTGCTGGGAGAACTAAAGTTCAACCAAGAAGTTCTTTGTGAGTTTCTTGGCTCAAGCAACACACTGATTAGTGCTAAGACTTTGGGTGCTATGAGTTCGATTGATCCTATTCACACGAAAGATGGACTGGATATTTTTGAAGAACCAATCGAAGGTCATATCTATGCAATGGGTGTAGACACGGCTCGTGGTGTAGGTGGAGACTATTCTGCCTTCACACTTTTAGATGTTACCGAAGCGCCATATAGACTGGTTGCTAAGTATCGTGATAATAAAATTGCTCCAATGTTGTTTCCTAATATCGTAGCTAAAGTAGGTACCGAATACAACAAGGCATATATTCTTGTTGAAATTAATGATATCGGTCAACAAGTAGCCGATATTTTACATATGGAGTTAGAGTATGATAATATTCTGACTACCGTAAAGACTGCTTTGAAGCAATATCTATCACCGGGCTTTGGTACAAAGACACAACGCGGTGTTAGAATGACGAAACAAGTAAAGAGACAGGGTTGTTTTGCTCTCAAATCTCTACTTGAAGAACAAAAATTATTAGTATTTGATGCGGAAACTATTTCCGAGTTCTCTACTTTTATTGAAAAGCAGGGGTCTTGGCAGGCAGATGAAGGTTACTTTGATGACCTGGTAATGAGTCTCGTTCTATTAGCATGGATGACAAGTAATCCATACTTTAAAGATATGACAAATGTTGATATTCGTGAGAAAATGTATAAAGATCAAATGGACAGCATCGAAGATGAGCTAACTCCATTTGGGACAATAAGTAATGGACACCAAGAAGACTATTTTGTGTCGAATGGTGATTTATGGACAGTGACCCGCGATGAAGATGAACCTCGCCGTGCAGGTTGGTTATTGTAACTTTCATATTTTTATAAATAAAAACATAAAAAGACAAGTTAATATTGTCAAGTTTACAACGAGGAGAAGAATATGGCTTTTCAATTATCGCCAGGTGTCCTAGTAGCAGAAAAGGATTTAACAAACGTTATTCCTGCCGTATCGACTTCGGCAGGTGCGTTTGTAGGTAACTTCAACTGGGGCCCAGTATCAGAAATTTTTACTGTAGGTTCAGAAAATGAACTGCGCAAGTATTTTGGTCTACCACTAGACAGCACCGACTGGTTCACAGCAGCCAACTTTTTAGGCTATGGTAACAACCTTCAGCTAGTTCGCGCAGTTGGTACTGCCGCAAAGAATGCTGTAACAAGCGGAACTGCTATTCTAGTTAAGAATCAAGACGACTACGAAGCAAACTTTGCCAGTGGCTCAGCGGCAGTAGGTGTCGTTGCTGCGAAGTACCCAGGCGTAAATGGTAACTCACTTGAAGTTCAAATGGCAGATAGCGGCGCTTTTTCTGGCTGGGACTATGCTGGTTTCTTCGACGCGGCGCCCGGTTCGAGCATCTATGCACAAGAGAATGGTAGCACCGACGATGAGTTGCATATGGTAATCATCGATACAGAGGGTAAGTTTTCTGGTTCAGCTGGTACTGTTCTTGCAACTTATCCGTTTGTGTCTAAAATGCTCGGTGCCAGAATTGCAGATGGTACAAATAACTATTACAAAGAAGTTCTGAATAGCTCACAATATGTATGGTGGATGGATCATCCATCAGGTCTGAACTGGGGTGCAAGTGCCAACACTGAGTTTGATATTTTAGAAGAGCCAGAAGTATACACTCTTTCGGGTGGTCTCAATGGTGCACCAGCGGCTGGCAATCTTCAAGATGCTTATTCACTATTCGCAAATAAAGAACTAGTAGATATTTCACTTGTTCTAACTGGCGGTCACGCAGCAACCGTAGTTCAACACGCAATCGATAACGTAGCATTAGCTCGTCTAGATTGCGTAGTGTTTCTATCGCCACCTCTTACCGCAGTATACAACAATGCGGGTAGCGAAGCTGCCGATGTCGTTGCATATCGTCAAGAAGATATTGGCCGTAACACTTCATACGCAGTTATGGATTCTGGTTGGAAGCGCCAATATGACCGCTACAATGACCGTTACATCAACGTTCCGCTGAACGCTGATACTGCTGGTCTTTGTGCCCGCACAGACCAAACAAATGATGCTTGGTGGTCACCTGCTGGCTTCAATCGTGGTCAACTCAAGAATGTGGTTAAGCTGGTATGGTCTCCGAATCAGACAGAACGTGATACACTTTACAAGAATGGTGTTAACCCAGTAGCTACCTTCCCTGGCGAAGGCACTCTACTTTATGGTGATAAGACACTTCTTGCTAAGCCAAGCGCATTCGACCGTATCAACGTTCGCCGTCTATTCATCGTTCTTGAAAAGGCTATCGCAACTGCGGCTAAGTATCAACTCTTTGAGTTCAACGATGTCTTTAGTCGCGCTCAGTTCCGTTCGTTGGTTGAACCATTCCTACGTGACGTTCGCGGTCGTCGTGGTATCTATGACTTCCGCGTTGTTTGCGATGAAACAAACAACACTGGCGAAGTTATCGACCGCAACGAATTCGTTGCTGATATCTACATCAAGCCTGCACGTTCGATCAACTTCATCTACCTGAACTTTGTTGCGGTTCGTACCTCAGTATCGTTCACCGAAGTTGGCGCCTAATAACCCGACTAAATAGAAATAGGAGATTTATAAATGGATATTTCAAAG